TCATTTCCTACGCCGTCTCCAGCTTTAGAACCTAAAGCTTCACCAGCGGAGGTGATATATGAACCAGAGTAAGTGCTGTCGATGGTGTTGTAACCAAGTTCTGTAACGTTGGCAGTATAAGCGCCAGCGGTTGTACCTGCTCTAAACCTTAGGGCAAAAGCAAGTCCTACAGGACCGGTTAAAGGTTGTACACCAACAAGTTGATGGGCAACTAATTCTGGGAAAGTACGTCTAACCATCGGAACTGCGATTTTGTTAAACATACCTGAAGTTGGCCAGTTGGCCAAACCACGACCGTCACCAGTACCAAATGAGTCATTACCCCAAGCAGTTTGCTCCATGAGGTAGTTGTGCTGATTCTCTAACATGATGGCAGTACTTTTCTTTACTTTATCAGATTTAATATCTGAACCCTCACTGAGAACACCTTCCCATTTTTTGACTAGGTCTCTAACGTCCATGTTGTTTTCCTCCTTAATATTTTACTTCTTAAAATTTACCTTCTTTCAATATTTGTACATATTGATTTAGGTGTTGTTTGAAGGGGCTATCTTCATTCAGACCATCGTCTGTGTTTTTGCCTTCCTTCACGTCTTTCTTGTCTTTCTTTTTGTCTTCTTCCTCTTCTTCCTTGTCTTCGTCTTCCTTTTCTTCCTTGTCTTTATCTTCTTCCTCTTCTTCTTTGTCCTCTTTTTCTTCCTCTTCTTCCTTACTGTCATAAGTTTCGAGGACGATGTCAAACTTGCGGTCAATTTCTGCTCTGTCTTTTATGCCTGAAAGCATTTCAAGAACTCTCTTCTTTTGACCTTCTGTAAGACCGTCACATTTCCTTCTGAGGTAAAGTTCTGCTGCCAACTCTTGTGCATCATTGATGGTTTCAAGTTGTTTAGCAATACTTTCATCAAGGTTACCACGAAGTTTAAGGATTTCTCCTTTAGCTTCTTTCAATAAACCTTTTACTTCCTCGTCAAGCAATCCTTCGTCAACACTTAATCTTACTTTAAATTGTTCGATTAAGTCGTGATACAGCTCGCCTTTCTTCGCAAATTCAAGAACTTTATCTGGAATCGTCATTTCTTCTTCCAAAACTGAGTCGACGAAATTAGAAAACTTAGAAGTAATATCTTCTTTGTACTCTTCAAATTTCGTTTCGTAGGACTCTACTAGCTGTTCTTTTGCTTCCTGAAGTTTGCTGCTTGAAAGTTCTTGAGCCTTCACTTCGATAAGTGTTTCAAGTCTTTCCTTTACTTGGCCCTGGCCTTCCTCATTGAGTTTGTTCGCGCCAAGCATTTCAAGAAGTTTATCCATGCTGTTTCCCTCCTATTGTAATTTTACTTCATTTATATTTATTAATACGTACGTTTAGTTACAGAAACGTACGGTGATATATGTCGTTGTTGTGTTTAGAGACTCTTTTCAATATTCTCAATTACTTGCCATACATGACTTTGTAAATGTTCTCGAGCTTCGGTTAACTGTTCTTCAACTGTTAACTGCGCATCCGGGATTTCTAGTTCCCATGTTCTACCTTCGTATATACCGTTTACCCATGATGGATTATTTGATGGATCAGTAACTAGGTCCCAACAAATTAAGTTATAGTCCTCATTTACATAACCGTCGTCTCCAACAGTTCCTAAACCTCTTGAACTAATACCCATACTTCCCTCTTTAATAAGAGTTTTTGCTATATTACCCATAGGTGTGTCAAGTACTTTTGCTTTACCATAAATGTCATTTCCTTTCCACTCTAACTGTGTAGTTAAGATAGCAATTTTGTCTGGGTTTACTTCTGGGTTCGGTGGGTGTCCTAATTCACCCCATAAAGATTTCTTGGAAATCTTGTCCTGAATTTTTCCAACTTCTCTTTCCAAGATGGACTTTTTATACATTCTTTTGTTGTTGTTTTCTAGTTCCGCGGAGCTAAAGATACCAACGATGTGCGTACCTTCTACCTTGGATTCTGAAATTTCAAAATCATGGCTAACTTCAGTAATAAGTTTTGCCTTTGTCATCATTTTTTTACTCCTCTGTGTCGGCCTCTTCTTCTGGTTTTGCTTCTGGTTCTACATTTGCATCAGCATCACCTTTGAGTTCCAACTTAGTTTTTAAATGGTCATTCTTTGCTTTAAGAATTTCCTTTTGTAAGATTTCTTTAGCGTCCACAAACTCATCATTTTCAAAATGATCTAAAGCTTTTTTAATTTGTTCATTATCTACTGGCATAACAATTTTCTCCTCCTTTGTATTTATATTGTTTGAAATGTTTTATTACCAATTGCCTTCTCCTTCATCTGCTCTGAATCCTAGCTCTTTGTCCTTTTTCATGCCTTCAACGTTGGCTCTGATTTCATCATCATCCCATTTCAAGTATCTTTTCATAAGATATGACTTACTCATTTCTTCTCTATCAGCTAATGCAGTATAGTTATCAAAACGAGTACTTAGGAAACTTTGATCCATTTGTTCTTTATATCTTGATGGTGCATTCATTACTACTTTGACTTTTTCTGAAGTCAATCCATATTGTTTCTTAATACCTTTAAAATCCAAATGAAGTAGAAACATATTTGTAAAATCTATACAGAATTTCTTTTGTTGTCTTTCAAGGAATTTACTCCACTTGATTTCATCTCTTGAAATTGTACCGGTGTCACCTTGATTGAAAGTAATATCTGCTGATCTACTTTCTTGTGCGGCTTGTACTCGTGAGGCAGGATACTTCAATGCTCGATAGAGCTTTCTTGCGAAGTAGTAAATATCATCAAGCTCTGTAAAACCCGGTGAGAATCCACCGATGGATTCAATTTGACTACCTCTACCTTCAGCGGACTGAGGTAGATAAAAGTTTTCAAGAATGCTCATAATTTCTGGTTCGTTTGTAAGGGTACCCGAGCGAGGATCGTAAGTCTGTTTTTTACTCATTTTCTGCTTGATCTTCTCTACGTACTTTAGGGCTTTATCTCTTGGCATATTGCCTGTGTCAATTCTGAAAACGAATCGCTCGGGTGACCTTACAATTCTATATATAATTACCGATGTTTCAAGTAATTTTAACTGGTTAAATGGGACTCTTGCTTTTTCAAGGTACCCGAAAATATTGTATTTTGTTGAACCAAAAATACCATAGTTAACAAAACCAATTTGATCTGGTTCGAAAACAATTAAATCATCACCGTGTCTTTTCATTGCTTCTTCAACGGTGGCTGGTTTTTTTGGTTTAGGTTTTAAGTACTGCATGTAGAGTATTACTCTAGCACTTAATGGATCATAAATATAATCCATTGTTTCTGATGGGAGACTTTTGATTCCAATTATTCCATTTTTTGGATGCCTTGTGTCTATGATTCTTTCATAGTAACATCTACCATCAACCATGTATTTATAAAATAGCTCCCATACAAAGTTAGGCATTTCTAGTTTCTCAGTAAAGAGTTTATAAAATTCATTCCTTAAGTTTTTAACAATGTTTTCATTCTCCGCTAACTCTTTATCAACTATTTCAAGATGAAAGACTTTTCCATCGTCATCCTCTTGAGTACATTCATTGACAGCATCCTCAACAACATCAGCTATTTCTGCCTGATATGCCATGTTCCTATACTCAAAAATTCTTTCAACTTCATTTTCAAACTGCCTATTAATATAGGTATTGTAAAACATATTAAATGACTGTAGTCCTACATGGCCAATGCCGGGAATATCCATAATGTTTTCCCAACCTTCACCTCTTGTAGCCAAAGTATCTCTTAACTTTGGTTTAGGTTTTTGTTCAAAAGCTCTTATACCTTCATCTACTCTGTCATCTTCTTGACCCCACGTTCCGGGGTTATACCATTTTGCCATTCTCATTCTCCTTTTACATGAACATATTTATTTATATTATAGTACTTGAAAATACATGTGAATTACTATAAAGTCTACTTGTGATATTCCACCACCCTCGCCTTCAATTCTAATTATATATCCCTCATGGTTATTTTCAGCCGAAAATTTAAACTCATCATTTTGAAAATAGGTTGAGAAGTCTAATTGTTTAAATACAAACTGAGTATTATTATCCCATATATCTATAGCAGCAGCAGGGGCAAAAGTTCTATCATCTACTCCACTTCTTAAATGATCTATAATTTGGTCACCAGCAGAACCAGAGTCAACACCAATATCTTCCAATATAACTATTTCAGCTTTTTTATCTCCATTGTCTTGTACTTTTTCAATAATTAAACGAAAATCAGGATCATTACCAGCTGCGTATGCTTCACATCTATATCCTAATAATGCAAAATCTCTATTACCTAAGTCAACATATCCAACTTCACCATAGTCATAGTCAATTGCAGAAATTCCTGCGGGTATATCTATATTTCCTATTTCCCACCATTTTTTGTCTGTTTGATATGCGCCTGTAGTTGAAACTGTTATTGTTTCTATATCCCCTTCGATTGGTACAGCAGTAACTTCAGAAATCGAAGCACCTGATACAGCAATACTTCCACTTCCAGTTAATGAGTTAACATTTAACCAAACATGCTGATTACTTAAAGCCCAATCATCTGTTACATCACCTGTTTCACCGGCTCCTTCAATTCTTAATGATCCAGTTAATGGAACTATAGCATCAAGAACCCCTGCTAGTGGTAACGTATAAACAATTACTTGTGTTTTATCAGCTAGTAAAGCAGGATTAACAAAGAGTGATCCACTTGTAGCATCTGAGTTCATAGGAACACCAATGATTGCTTGTCTATTAGGTGATATTGGTGGGCTTTGAGTCATTGTACCCGCAGATACGGGGCTTACAAACAAGGGAACTCCTGCAATAAAAGCACTTGTATCAATATCTCTTACAAATCCTGTTAGTGTAGAATATCCATCTGTATTATTTGGAATGTCATGTGTAGCAACTGTAGGATTTATCAAAGTTAATGGATTATCTGCTTTAGCTAGACCGACTAGTATTCTTGGTTGTCCTTGTGAAATAGTTACACCTGATATATATAATGGTGTACCATCGTCAATTTGAAAACCAGTTTCATTTCTAATCGGTAGAACCGTTTCCTGTCCTACTTGAATAGCCATAGCAGAAACATCATTGAAAAGTCTTAAAGTATGATCTTCACTATCCCAGGATACTGTTCCTTCATGGTATGGTGGTTCAACAACTGGATGTGCAAGATGAATTGCTGCTGCTGAAGTAACATTAGTGAACGAATATCTGCTATCTATATATGCATTTTCTGCATCTTTTATCCAACTTGGATTGTAACTCATTCTAAATCCTCCATTATACTATGTACCAATTACTTCCATCAGAAACTAATGTCATTGATTCATATTGAACTGTTAAAGTTGTATTTGCTGATCCATCAATTGTTCCTGATAGACCTTGTATTGTTATTGTATTTCCAGAGTCAATATTCTTGACTCTTATTATTGCTCTGTCTTTTTCTGTTAGATTTACTGTGTATGATCCACCACTACACAAGATAACATCTGCATTTGATGCTGTGGTTTCGGCAGTTACAGTACTTATGTTCAAGTATTCTAAATCACCTGTTACTTCTGCACCTGTTGAAGTTGTTTCAAACTTCTTATTATCATTATAATATAGCTCCGCAGCACCGGCAGAAGTTATAGCTACTCCAGTCCATCCAGTATAATTTTTAAGAGTAAAAGGTGAAGTAAGTTTTGATTGCAGTCCATCATTTGTTGTAGAAAGTACATTGACATTATTAAAATAAAAATCAACAGTACATTGAGGATGGATTTTTATTCCAGCCCATCCGGCAGTAGTTGAAATAGTAAAAGTAGAAAGGTCGCTTCCTGTTTTTATTCCAGTTGCAGAAGTTTCAAATACCTTATCACCAGAATAGTAAAGATCAGTAGATCCCTGTGGATCCATTACAACACCATTCACCTTACCTACTGCTGATTTGGTTGTTCTTATATACATTACACCATCAGATTCTTTACTGTCTATGTAAAAAGAACTTGCCCCATCTCCATAAAGATCAGCTAATAGTCCTCCTGAGTGTTTAAGTTGTATACCATTATTAATTGTTTCAAACACTCCACTTCCATCATAATTCAATGTAACCGGATTACCATGAACGCCGATTTGGTTCTGCCCTTCGCTATTGTTAATATACCATTGACTAAGACGTGCTTGGATCCCAGCGTCATGCGTGCTGACTATTACATTATCGTTATAATATAATGTAACCCTGTTATTATCTTGAATAGTTATTGCATCTTCACCAACAGCCGTTTTTATTGTAAATGTTGAAGTTGCAGCTTGTAATCCATTGCTTGTTGTTTCTACTACTTTACTACCCGCATAATAAAGTTCTAATGCGCCAGTAGGATCACCACGGAGGATATTATCATCATTAAGGTCGATGTGGAAGTCATTACTACCAGTGCTATCCGTAGACCAATATAATTGATTTCCTAAAACACCAATCCAGTTATATGATTCTGATCCACTAGCTGCTTCTGTATGAAAAACTGAATCAGAAGTAGATTCGCCATCCAATATAATTGTAGCTTCTTTATTAGCAGAGTCAATTAGTAAATTAGTTCCAGTTGATTCTCCAATAACAATTTCAGAGCTAAGTGGATGAACTGCTGAGGTGTAGACAGAAGCACCAGAAGTATAGAGTGAACCAGTTAAATGAACATCTCCGCTTATAGCTAAAGATGTTGAAGCAATAGAATCAACTCCAAGAGTTCCATCTATATCAACGTCACCTTCAAATTTATTGCTTGAAGTAGCACCGGCGGAGTAGAAGTTATAGTCATTAGTAAATCCAACAGTTGATTGATCTTCAATATATAAACCATATAGATTAGTTGTTGTTCCTGTTGGATTATATCCAGGTGTTTTAATTAAAGCACCGTAACCATCTGTAATACTAACGTCACCGCTTCCTGCTTGTAAGATTCCAAATCGACCACCAATCATAATGGCAGCTGAAGTGTTAGCCATACTAAAACCAGTGACTGTATCAAAATCTCCACCAATCATACCTGTGATAGTTGAATTGTCACCAGCTACTGAAGCTCTACCGATATTACCAATTATGCTATCAACAACAGCTCCTGTATTATTTGCTGAACTGGCAAAACCTGAAAATCCTACTATTGAATCGTGTAGAGTTGAAGTAGTATTGTTAACTGAGGAAGATATTCCAGTAGTAGCAGCTCCCGCATCATTGGCATCGTTACGCATACTCAAGTAAATACCATTAGCAAGGTTAGTGTAAGAAGAGTCAAAGTTTTCTTCTAAGTCTAAAATTATTCCATAACCAAATCCTGGAGCACCGAAATCAATAAAAGAATCAGCACCCATTGCTGAATGACCATCAACATGAATACCACCAGAGAACAGTGCTGCTGATGGTGTTGAAGATAATTGATTATATAGTTGTGCGTCTAAGTGATAGTACTCACTAGCGGATGGAACACCAGCGGATGGAATACCACCTTGAATATTCTTTAACTCATTGTGTTCATCCCTTGCGGCTGATACGGCTTCAACAAATGTTTTGACTGCATATTCTGTTGGTACTGCTGAAGAACTTGCATCACTCATAGTAGAGTCATTAGAAAATTCATTGATTGTGACACCATTTTCTAATGATACGCCCACAGTATCAAATACTGCCACGTCTGTACCAGCAGATGTAGTTATTGTAAAACCATTTTCAGTTGTTTCAGCTACTTTATTACCAGCATAGTAAAGTTCAACTGCTCCGTCTGGGTCAAAATCAGCCATACTGACCTTAGTACTTCCTACTATTTGTCTTCCATATATTCCTACTGTATAGCCAGGTTGAAATTGGTAGATTTGAAAGTCAGACGCTTCTTGATGTAATATGGTAGCAGTCAGAGTTGTGTTGTTTATGATGTCAATACCATTAATCCGAGTACTCATGGAAACAGTACCATCGTAATATAAAGTAACTCCACCGGATGCTCCAATGTCAGGATCAGCTATAAGCAAATTCTTTAAAACACCACTTGAATTTTCACCTTGGAGAGTTATATTACCCGTGTGGTGTCGGTTTATGATAAGGAACGAGTTTCCATTATGCCACATATCTGCGTATTCAGTAGCCACAGTATCCCAAAATCTTAAACCTGAATTTATTCCACTTTGAAAAGTTTCAACTACTTTGTTACCATCATAATAAAGTTCAGCGGCTCCGTCTGGATCGAACAATGCCATTGTTGTACTACCTGAAGCAGCATTCGTACCAGTTATTGCAATATGAGCACTATTAATATTATTATCAATATAAAATGTACTACCACTCCAGTATAAATCAAAAACTTCATTACTGTCATTCCTAATTAAAATTCCACCATTACCTATAGTTGTTGTTTCTAAACGAGGAAAACCATCATAATGGAGTATGGTAGCACCATCTGGGCTTCCACTAAGTATAGTATGGAGAACACTGGAACTGTCATTGCCTTGTAGATATATATTTCCTGTATCTACAGTATTTGTGATAAACATATTTGTGCTATCGTGAGTAAACTGGAATGAGCTTCCCATTAATATTCCATCAGACAGTGTTTCGAATACTTTTAATCCATCATAGTAAAGCTCTACTGCACCACCATCTATAATGGCTATTGCTGCAGAAGGACTTGTCAATGGATGAATTGCTGAGGTGTAGACAGAAGCACCTGAAGTATAAAGTGATCCTGAGATATGAACATCACCACCAACGGTAATGTCATAAGGACCAACGTCCCAATCTCCTTCAAGTGGTGTTGTTCCATCTTGTCTTAGATAATCAGCCGCAACAGTAGCACTTACTGATTGTACTTGTGTATCTGTATATGTTTTAATTGCTCTTTGAGTTACTAATTTATTGTTACTATTATCGAATAATGTGCCATCAGTTGAAAATTCATTAATCAGTACATTATATTCAATTCTTGCGGCACTAGTTATTGTCATATCATCATTGAACCATGTGTTATGATTAAATGTTACGTCTTGATTAAAAGTTGAATCGGCATTAAATGTTGTTATATCATTGAAATTGGCATCACCTTGGAAAGTCCAATCACCACTTATTGATTCTGTTTGAGCTCTATTAGGATATTGTGGATGGTCGTCATCAAGAAGTCCTTGTAGATTTCCATGGTCAATACTTGACTCAGTAAAGTGAACTGACGCTGAAGCTAAGTGATCGTTAACCGTCGTATCTAATGTATCTATATCTACTCTTAGAGTTGCAGCACTGACTTCAATGCTTGCTAGTGACGAGTCAATTTCTGCATGGGTGTTTGTTCCAATGTTTTGAATATTTGCGTGGTCAATACTTGATTCTGTGAAGTGAACCGAAGCCGAAGCTAGGTGGTTTCCAACAGTTGTGTCTAATGTATCTATGTCATCTCTTAGTACCGCAGCGCTGGCTTCAATACTTATTAGCGATGAGTCAATTTGTGCGTGGGTGTTTGTTCCAATATTTTGAATGTTAGTATGGTCAATACTTGACTCAGTAAAATGAACAGAAGCTGAAGCTAAGTGGTCACCAACAGTTGTATCTAATATATCTATATCGTCTCTTAGCGTTGCAGCACTTGTTTCTATACTCGATAGTGATGAGTCAATTTCTGCATGAGTATTTGTTCCAATGCTTTGAATATTTACATGGTCAATACTTGACTCAGTAAAGTGAACTGACGCTGAAGCTAGATGATCGTCAACAGTTGTATCTAATGTATCTATTTGTGATTGCAAATCAGAAGCACTTGTTTCAATACTTGCTAATGATGAGTCAATTTGTGCGTGGGTGTTTGTTCCAATACTTTGAATATTTACGTGGTCAAGATCAGATTGTTTTACTCTTACTTCATCCGAAATAAGTTCAATACCTGAACCCGGATTTACATTTAATACATAAGCAGGATTTTCTACCAAACCATCACCTGCTGAAATAGAAACTGTTGTGTCAACATAACCCTTTGTTACTAAGTGATTACTAGCAACTGGTGTTATACCACCTACTGTTCCTGTGAATGCTCTTGTTCCATCTGCCCTTGAATATTGTGTATGATCGTCGTCTCCAAGTCCACTAATACTACCATGGTCAACTTCATCTTGTTTAACTGTAACTGCATCGGCTGTTATTTGAATACCGTTACCTGGGTTTACGTTAAGTACATTGGCAGGTGACTCAACTAAACCTTCACCAGCGGATATGCTCGCAACTGATGTATCAACATAATCTTTTGTTACTAAGTGCTCGGCTGCTGATGGAGTTACACCACATGGTGGTACAGTAAAACTCCATGATCCATCTATTATCCAATTACCTGGAATTACTTCAGCAGCTGATACTGATGGGTACCTTGGGTGATCGTCAAACTTAAGTCCTCCCATAGTTCCATGATGTTTGATATTAAAAACATCCACATAAGTATATTCAAGTCCATCCGCATATAAGTCAAATTTTGTAGTCGATGCTACATAATCTGTATCGTCTACCCAAAAACTGAAAAAACCATATGTGTCACTTTGAATTTGTGGTGATGCTGAGATTGCAGTAGTTGAAGTACTGCTTGTGTATATAATGGCATCTTGAAGTCTACTGGTTCCAGCAACATAGATATAAATATCTAAACCGGAAATAGTATTTCCCCAAGTATCTCTAGCTCTGCCTTGAAGTTTGTAACGAGCCATTTAGAATACTCCTCCGTGACCTAAAATGAAGTCAAGTACTAATTTATATGCTGGCATTGCTTCATCCATAGTCTGTATTTCAAAATATAAAATTTCTGTATCGTTGTAAAAAAATAATCTTGACATCTTAATCTCCTAAGCAAAGTGGTATTACTTCTAATTCCGTACAGTGATAATAAGTATATCCGCTTTTGTATAGCTCCCATATAACATTATAATATCCAGTAGCACTTGTAGTCATAGTTCCCACAATTGTTGATACTGAATTGTTAATGGTGAACGCTGCTTGTTTTGGCACTTTTACATTGCCTTGTTTATCTTGTATCGTAACATAAGAAGCACTTGGAGCAAAGTCCACACCATCATTATCTTCTATGATTAATTGAATCGCTCTTATCTCATTTATATTAAGTTCTTGATAAGTTCTATCTGCCATTACCTTCTCCTGGGTTTTTTAGCTCTGCCCTTATTTCTCATTACGTTTCTAAATTTATTTATCAATGTTGCCTTTACTTTTTTACTGAAGTCTTTAGACCAAGTTGAAATTACAACCTTCTGTACCTGATCTAATGGAACTTCTTTTAAATCCTTTATAAAATAAGTTGGTTTAAAAAAATATCTTCTTACGGCTACTTTTAGCCATGGGTACTTTCTCTTTACTAGCTCCCATGTAAACTTTACATTATTGGTTGATTGAAGATATTTCATCCAATCATTTATAAATCTTTTTCTAACTGATCTTGGAATGTAAGTGAAGTTGATTCCTTGAAAAAATCTCCATTGGTGTCCTGTAGTTGGATGAGTACCTTCTAGTCCATACATAAGAATTATTGTTGGGTGCGGATCATTCTCCCAAGATTGGTACTTAAAGGTATAGAAATATCCAGACTTCATATTCACACCTTTGAATTTTTTATAGTATTGTCTTTTAATTGCCATTATTCACTTACATCTACTACAAGTACTTGTGGTAGAATCCCCATTGTATAGGCTACATTTAATCTAGTTTCTCCTGCCAAAATGAAGTCATCCTTTTTACCACTTAGTATAATTGGCATTGGCATTTTGGCATTGGACTCAAATCCTTTTATTATTCTTTCTATATCTCGTGGTCTTTTGTATTGTTTGACAAGACTTTTAAGACCATGTAAGTTATTTTGAATTGCTAAATTACCTATCTTATCAGCTTCGCCCTTGAATAACTTTTTTACCTTGGCTGTTTTAAGTGCTTGAGTAAATTCAGGAAATCCTTTGAACAAAGGAAATCTGGCTCCAATTGCTTGAGCACGTGTTTTCCATTTACTCTCTTCTTTTTTCTTGTACTCTGCGAAGTCAGACTTAAGTGAATCAGGTGTATAGTTTACCCAGTTGGTATACCTTTCCTGTTCTGATAAGTAGTCTAAGTACCTCATTAAACCTCGTAGTTATTTTCCAACCAGAGATTAATGGCGTTCGTCATTGCATCTTCCACTTGTAGAACTTGCATTGGGTCCATATCACCATATTTTACTTCTTTAAATTCTTTAGCTACTACTTTCCAAAAAGCATCCTGTGCTTTTTCCATGACCTTTCTAATTCTGGATTGTGGTACTTTTTTGGTCTTAAATGATTCATCTACTTTTTCTTCTTCTTTTTCATTTAGAACTGTATCTGCATACGCTTGAAAAATTCTTTCTTTTTCGTCCATTGTTATCTCCCGAACATTTCATTTTCAGTTAGAAGCTTAAAGCGATAACCAAGTTTTTTACAGTACTGTTGAGCAGCATTGAATTTGGCTTGATTAGTTAACCATGTAGCTTCTTGATATAATTGTGTTTTCTTTGACTGACCACGAGTTTTTATAGGTGGCTTTGTTTCTTTATTTGGTTTTACTTCTATAATATATTTAACTGGTTCTTTACGTTTGTTTAGTATGACTGCATAGAAATCGGGAAAATATCTTCTTCTCTTCTGTTGAATTGGATCATAGTAATGAATAACATGACCTTCACTGGACCACTTAACTACTTCATTATTACAGTCAAGCCATTGACACATCATTCTTTCCCATGAACTTCTCACTACAATGGGATATTTACCAACATATTTACTTGCAAACCTTGGCATAAAATTACCTAAGTTCTTATTTCTTTTACCCCTTTTAATCATCTAATTCATCTTTTATTAATTCTAACTCTTCTGCCTGTAAATCTGGTAGTTTATTTGAGTCAAGAGAATTAACAAATTTAATCATCTTCTCAAGTAATTCATCGTCTTCCATGTACTGAAGTTGGTCAATACCTCCAATGATTATTTCTTCCTGTTCATCAAGATAATGAGTTATCTTATCTTCTGTTTTCATTTAGTCTGATTCTTTTTTACCTTTCCATTCTTTATCAATCATGTTGAAAAATTCTTTTTTCTTTTTATCATCTAACTCAGCGGGTGAACTAACACCAGCTTCTTTAAGTTTTTTATTAAAGAACTCTTCGTACGTTTCTTCATTTAAGTAATCGTTTATCTTTTCAAGTATTTTCATTTTTTGTTCTCCTGTTTCTTTTTGACTCTTTTACCACCTTGACCACCCCTGGTTTTATGGTATCTTACTCTCAATCTATTAGTTGGGGTTCTAAATTTTTTTGCCAATCTTGGTTTAAGTTTTTTTCGCTTTCTGCCTTCACCTGACCTTTTAAGCTGAATCCTTTTTCTTTTTATCTTTACTCTATTTTTACGTGTATATTGTCTTGAGTACTGCTTCTTTTTAATTGGAGTTTTATTTGCTAGTTTCGGACGTCTTTTACTTTTCTGCTGCTCTTCTAGTTCATCTTCAAACTCCAAATGATCTAATATTTCCACTACTTCATCAAGTTGATTGTCTGAAAGCGAGTCTGGTTCTAGCTCTAAGATGAAGCTAGCTAATCTATTGAATAACTCTTGCTTAATATCTTCTTCTTCAACAGGTTCATTGAGAAAATTATCAACTTGTTCAAGTACATCATGCATTACATCTCCATTTGTGCTGGCTGTTCTACTCCTGGTTCTTCTGCTCCCGGCTCTCCTGGTATTGCTGCTGGATCATCTGCACTTATACCTCTTGCTGCAAACTCATGTCTTTTCAGCATTGGTACAACTTGACCACCTCTATCTATAGCAGCCACAACACTTCTGAGCGCAAGTATAAACTCACCATGTTCTTTACTCATATCAACAAGTAGTTGATTCATTTTCCTTTGAAAAACAGGATTGTCTTCAATTTCATCAATCCTTGATTCTATATTTTCTATAAACTTTTCAATCTTATCATCTAGTAAGTGAAGCCTTGGTTTTAATTTTTCCTTTCCTTCCACTAGATAATCTTTGAATTTGTCACTCATATCAATCCACCTTCTTCTAATTTTTTGAGTTTATTTATCATTCTTTCATCTAATAAATGTATGATCTTATCTCTTTGGTATTTATCCATTTGTAATATTTGTTCAAAATCAATGCCGGACGCAGTTACTTCTCTCCACACTCTGTCGTGTTTTTCAACTTCAGATATATAATTATCTAATTTTTCTAATAACATGTTAACTTCTCCTTATTTAAATCTTATTTGGCTGACCCGGCCAACTACCTTTTGCTTTTTTACGTTGTCTGTCTTGATCCCATTTTTCCACTTCTTCCCGTTTACTTTTTATCTTTTCCTTCTTTGCAGCCTTTGCTGCCTTTGCTGCTGCCTTTGCTGCCTTTTTTGGTCTTTCTGAATAATACTCTTCTGGGTGTTCTTTTTTCCATTTTTTGAATCCAGATACAAACTTACCACTTAGAAGTAGTAACCATATTAAACCATAAACAATTATAACTCGAGCATTTGGATCACCGCTCTGTCTTACCCATTTATCTATTTCCAACCATACAGTTAAAGCTGGATAAAATGATAATGCAGGAAAAGCCTCACCCTTAATAAGGTTCCAGTAATGTTTAAAGTCTTCGTTTAAATCCGTTGACTCTTTTAAATTAGCTCTGATTTGTTTTTTTAAATCACAAA